TGGGAAGCACTTTTTTTCACGACTTTTAGTCTAGGGGGTCGCCCTGTGATGACGATGCTCTGATAGTCTTAAACAAAAAGGATTTTGATTTATGAAAATTACAAAACGCAAGGTTGCGGAACTTCTTGAAGATGAAAATAATGCAAGGTCGCACGACACACGCAACCTGCAAGCAATTGAAAAATCACTGCAAGAGTTTGGGCAGCAGAAACCAATTGTCATCACCAAAGATAACAAGGTTATTGCGGGGAATGGAACGCTGCTTGCTGCAACCAGTTTAGGATGGGATGAAATAGATGTGGTTGTTACCACGTTGGACGAAGTGAAGCAATCGGGCTTTGCCATTGCAGACAATCGCACGGCTGAACTTGCTGCGTGGGATGATGATGCACTTTCCAAAACATTATTAGACTTGACAGCCAAGGGCTTTGATATGGATTCCATTGGATTTACTGACAAAGAAATTGATGATTTTATTTCAAACGCATCGGGTGACATCGAAGAAGATGAAGTGCCAGAAGTACCAGAGGAAGCCATTACGCAAGTTGGCGACTTGTGGTTGCTTGGTGCGTATTATGAATGTGATGACTGCGGGAAGATATACGATTATGATGAAGGCAAGAAGATGAAGGATTGTCCCTGTGGGTAAACTGAAATTGAAATCCAGACACCGCTTGCTGTGTGGTGATTCGACAAGTGAAGATGATGTTGCAAGTTTGATGGATGGTGGGAAGATTGAATCCGTTGTGACTGACCCGCCTTATGGAATGGATGCTGTCAAGAACTCTGGCGTACTCAAGGAAAAGTATCGTGATGTTGCGGGTGATGATTCAATCAATGCTGCGGTCAAGTCATTCAATTTGATTGACAAAGAAGTTCCGCAAATCTGGTGGGGTGCGAATTACTATGCAAACGAATTGCCGAATCAATCCTGTTGGTTGGTTTGGGATAAGAACAATGGCGGGAGTGACCAGATGGACTGTGAACTTGCGTGGACAAATCTTAAGGGCGTGACGAGGCAATTCACGCAAGCAAGCGAAAAGACGAACAGGGTTCATCCTACGCAGAAGCCGATACAGTTGCTGTGTTGGTGCATTGAAAAGATTGATGCAAAGACAGTGCTCGACTTGTTCCTCGGAAGCGGTGCAACGCTTATTGCTTGCGAACAACTCAACCGCAAGTGTTACGGCATGGAGATTGACCCTTTGTATTGTGATGTGATTGTGAAGCGATGGGAGAACTTAACAGGTGGAAAGGCGGTGTGCAATGGGTAAATTGAAATTGAAATCCAAACATCGTTTGCTCTGTGGCGATTCAACGAGTGAAGATGATGTCGCACGATTGATGGATGGGGAGAAGGCAGACATGGTGTTCACTGACCCGCCATACGGAATTGATGTTGTTGGACAAAGCGGGAAAATCGGTGGAAGCGTATTGGCAAAGAATCAAGAGTATAGGAAAGTGATAAATGATGACAAGGAATATGACCCAACCCATTTATTCAATATGGCAGAAGATTTGATTGTTTTTGGTGCAAACTATTTTTCAGGCAAACTTCCAAAAGGTCGTTGGTTTGTTTGGGATAAAAACAGACCAGAAGGCACAACATTTTCAGATTGCGAACTTGCTTGGACTTCATTTGATGGGGTTGCGGTCAAAAAATATTCTTGCACATGGAATGGAATGATTAGAGAAGGCGAAAGTAAAAAGAGGGTTCATCCAACACAGAAGCCCATCAAACTTTGTGTCGATATTTTTAAGGATTATGCTTTTGAAAGTTGTATTGACCCATTCTTGGGAAGCGGAACAACTCTCATCGCTTGCGAACAACTCAACCGCAAATGCTACGGCATGGAGATTGACCCTTTGTATTGTGATGTGATTATCAAGCGTTGGGAAAATCTTACAGGTGAGAAGGCGGTGTGCAATGGGTGAATTGAAACTGAAATCAAAACATCGTTTGCTTTGTGGTGACTCAACAAGTGAAGCGGATGTGGAACGATTGATGGATGGAGAGAAAGCAGATATGTGCTTTACCGACCCGCCTTATGGGGTGAACTATGAAGGCGGAACATTCGGCAAGCGTAAAAAGTTGAAGAATGACCATTCAACAGAAATCTACACAAGAGCAATACCCATCATCGCAGCAAATGTCGATGGTGCTTGCTACACATGGTTTACGGTTGAAAAATCTTTGGCTTTCCTTGAAGCGGTTGAAGCGATTGGACAAATACATTCGTGTATTATTTGGCACAAGACAAATGCAACATACGCTGCGCTGAATGCTCAGTACAAACAACGCCACGAACCGTTGTTGTATTGGAAGCCCAAAGGATGCACCCTGCGGTGGTGTGGAAAATCTACCGAATCGACAATGTGGGAAATGCCGAGGGATTCACAAAACACATTCCATCCAACGCAAAAACCCGTTGCACTTGCTGTTCGTGCCATATCAAATCACACCGCAAAGACGGTACTTGACTTGTTCCTTGGTTCTGGCTCAACTCTCATCGCTTGCGAACAGTTGAACCGCAAATGTTACGGCATGGAGATTGACCCGTTGTATTGTGATGTGGTTGTGAAGCGATGGGAGAACTTAACAGGTGGAAAGGCGGTGACTGATGGGTAGACGTGGAACTAAACCAACACCAACAAACGTGCTGAAATTGCGTGGCAGTTGGCGTGGCGAAATAAATAAAAACGAACCACAACCAGAAGCGATCCCACCACCAATGCCAACAGGTCTTGATGGAATGGCAAAGGATTGTTGGGAGCAACTTGTACCCTTGCTTGAAAACATGAAGGTACTGACAGTTGCGGATGGCATTGCGTTGTATTTGCTTGCAGAAACATACGCAACGTGGCGAAGGGCAGATGACATGATTAAGAAGCATGGTGATGTGTACCCAATCAAAACGCAAGATGGCAAGGAAGTTAAATACCTGCAACAGTCACCCTACGTTTCAATTGCTAGGAACTCTGCAAAGGCGTTGAAGGATTTGTTGTGCGAGTTTGGTTTAACACCATCAGCACGCAGCCGAGTACAAACAACGGATGACAAGCAAAGCAAGCAGCAAGATGAACGTATGAAGTATCTTGGTGGATGACAGACAAGGAAATCAGTTTACTTCTTCCTGACTATGACCCAAATGAACAAAGTTTGGATTGTACTTTTGAAGCAGAAAAGGCGAGAGATGCTGTTAATTTCTTTCCTTTGTTTTTGAAACACCACAAGGGAAAATGGGCAGGTGAAAGTTTTGTGTTATCTGATTGGCAAATATCAATTGTGGCAAATATGTTTGGTTGGATTCGTCCAGATTCAACAAGACGTTTCCGTTCAAGCCTGATTGAACTTCCGAGAAAAGCGGGAAAAAGCAGTTTGGCTGCGGGGCTTGCATTGATGTGTTTGACAAGTGACGACGAAGAAGGTGCAGAAGTTTACACAGCAGCAGCAGACCGTGACCAAGCAAGTATTGTATTTGGCATTGCTAAAAGGTTTGTAGAAGCAGACGAATATCTATCTAAGCATTGCAAGATTTATCGAAATGCAATTGTTGTACCAAGCACAGGTTCAACGATGAAGGCACTCGCATCAGATTCAAGAACTGCACACGGCTTGAATGCTTCGGCTGTTATAGCGGATGAGTTGCACGTATGGACAAAGCCCGATGCACGCGAATTATACGAGGCACTTCTAACAAGTCAGGGAGCAAGAAAGCAGCCGTTAAATATATCCATCACAACAGCAGGCACAGCAGAACCTACGCTTTGGTTAGACCTGCACAACTACGCACGCAAGGTGCAAGATGGCACGGTGGTTGATTCATCATTCATGCCTGCAATATGGGCAGCAAAGAAAGATGACAAATGGGATGACCCTGAAGTTTGGGCACGCTGTAATCCATCGTTGGGTACAACTGTTTCATTAGAGTTTTACGAACAAGAGTGCACCAAAGCCAAGGCACTTCCAAGTTACCAAAACGCTTTCAGGCGTTTGTATTTGAACCAACCAACGGAACAATTAAATAGGTGGATTGACATGCAAGCGTGGGACTCATGTGAGCAACCGTACAGTGAAGAAGAACTGAAAGGTCGTGTTTGCTATGCAGGGCTTGATCTTTCTTCAACACTCGATATGACCGCACTGGTGCTTGTGTTTCCACGCACTGAAGAAGAAGGTGATGGCTTTGATCTGTTGCCCTTCTTCTTTGTTCCTAATGAAAACATTGCAAGAAGGCAACATGATGATGGCGTGCCTTACATCCAGTGGCGTGATGATGGATTTCTTATTGCAACGGAAGGTGACGTTGTGGACTACGCATTCATTAGAAAGAAGATACAGGACTTGCATATCCACTATAACATTAGAGAAGTAGTGTTAGACAGATGGAACGCAACACAGTTGGCAGTGCAACTTGAACAGGATGGATTGAATGTTGGCTTCTTCGGTCAAGGTTATAGATCAATGTCACCTGCTTGCAAGCACATGGAAGCCATGATTATGGGTAAGCGTTTACGGCATGGTGGTCATCCAGTATTAAGATTTAACGCCACCGTTGTGGCGTGCCAAGAAGATGCAGCAGGAAATATTAAATTAAACAAACACAGGTCATCCGAAAAAATAGATGGACTCGTTGCAACAGTAATGGGAATGGGTAGATCAAATGTTACTGCTGAAGAAACAGAAAGCGTGTATGAACAACAGGACATGGAGATTCTTTAGATGGGATTAAAAAAGTGGATCAGTGGCAAGGGTGATAAAGAAACCCGAAGCCAATTGACAGACGTTGGTTGGTGGAAAACAGTATTCGGTGGTGCACAAACATATTCAGGGGAAACAGTAACACAGGATACTGCATTAAGACAACCTGCTGTGTTTGCTTGCGTGCGTGTAATCAGTGAGGATGTTGCATCACTTCCAATTAAAATCTATTCACGTGTGTCTGATATGGTGCGTGAACCGATAGACTCACACCCTGTTGCCAAGTTGTTGCACAGCAGACCTAACCCTGAAATGACACCATTCACTTTCAAGGAAACTATGACAGCCCATGTGTTGTTGTACGGAAATGCGTACGCACATGTCGAGAGAAACAACGGTGGTGACCCAATTGGTTTGTGGATTCTGTTACCTGAAAACATGGCGGTAGAAATAACTGAAGGCAAAGTTGTTTATGTGTACAACGGGCAAACAAGAATAGCAAGTGAAAACGTCTTGCACATTAAGGGGCTTGGGCACGATGGGATTTTGGGATTTTCTCCCATTGGGTACGCCAGAGAAACCATCGGCATGGCTCAAGCCATGCAAAAGAGTGGTGGCACATTCTTTGCAAACAGTAGTAGACCATCAGGCGTATTGTCACATCCTGCCAAGTTGTCCGAAGATGCAGCCAAACGTTTGCGTCAAGGTTGGGATGGCATGTATTCGGGCAGTGGCAACCTTGGTAAGACGGCAATTTTAGAAGAAGGAATGAAGTGGGATAGTTTAAGTATTCCACATGCCGATGCACAATGGTTGGAAGCAAGGGCATACGCACTGCAAGATATTTGCAGGATTTACAGAATGCCACCGCACATGATTCAAGATTTATCACGTGCCACCTATTCCAACATTGAGAGCCAACAGATTCAGTATATGCAAGGCACACTGATGCCTTGGTTGCGTAGATGGGAAGAAGAAATAAGCAGGAAGTTGTTGGGTGTTGATGACAAAAGTATTTATGCAGAGTTTCTTGCGGAAGAAGCGTTGCGTGGAAACACGATTGACAGATACGCTGCATACAGAACAGCACGTGAATCAGGTTGGCTTTCCATTAACGAAATTAGGAAGCGTGAAAACCTTAACACCATTGGTGCAGAAGGTGATAAATACATAATGCCTTTGAACTTTGCAGACGTTGATTCAGAAGTTATTGAAGATGAAGTGCGTGAACAACCAAAGGCATTAGATGATTGGTTAATTGATTCAGTGCGCAGGGCAGTTTCAATAATACGCAACGCATCCAATCGTAATGCAAACAAAGAAGGTGCAGTGGATTGGGATTCATTTGTGCAAGGTGATGAACACTTGTGCAAGAAAGTAGAAACTATCTTAGAACCATGTTGTAGAAGCATGGGTTTCTGTGAAGAAGAAGTGTGCAATGAACTGGTCAACACGTGGAAGTCTGCTGTTGCAACTGCTGATACAACAATGATGCGGGTCGAAGCGTGTGACAATTGGGCAAAAAGTTTTCTGAATGGCGATAGTGCAACAGTGCTAATACAACGGAGCAAACAACATGAATGATGAAACTACAAGAATATTTCCAGATGAAGATGGCACATGTCCTGTTGGATACCACAACATGCCTGCCGATGATGAACATGACAGGGAATGGTGTATGGAAGGCGAAGAACATCCAACTGAAGAAACGTATAGTCACGATAGTAGAAAAGAGACAAACAGTATGATCAAAACAAAAGAAACAAGAACAAGCACAACAATTGAATTAGAAGTGCGTGATGAAGGCACAGAAGAAACAGCACCCAAGATTGTGGGCTACCCTGTTGTGTTTGATTCTTTGTCCACTGACCTTGGTGGCTTTGTTGAAAAGGTTGAACGTGGTGCGTTTAAGGAATCACTTTCAAACAATGACGAAGTGCACGCACTGTTCAATCATGATGATGACAAGGTGCTTGGAAGATTAGGTTCAGGCACGTTACGGTTGTGGGAAGATGACCACGGTTTACGCATGGAACTTGACCCACCCAACACAACAGTTGGCAATGATGTAGTTGAATTGTTAAGGCGTGGTGATTTGGTTTCCATGTCTTTTGGTTTCTACGATGTAACAGATTCATGGGCAATGCTTGACGGCAAAGATGTTCGCACAATAAAATCAGCACGATTGTTCGATGTAAGTATTGTTTGTAATCCCGCCTATCCTGCTGCAACATGTGGTGTACGCACAGAACCTGCATTGCGATCACTTGAAGCACACAAGGCAGAACAGGTGATTGAAACAACAGACTTTGATGCTGTTGGTGAAATGGTTACACTGAATTACCGTTTACGTATAGCCGAGCAAGACACATGAATTTTAGAACTAAATTGAAACTGGTTGAATTAGGAACACTGTTCACGGTTGCCATGTTTGCGGCAGGCGTTGTTTTTGCAGTTTGCAGGGCATGCCACTGATGCTTTACTGGTCAAGACTTATTGTAATTCTAAGACCAACACCAACAGCCATTGCGTTGATTTATTTGTTGACACTATAACATTATTGAATCCGTTGATTCATTGTCAAGTTGCCGTTGCAATAATCGTTTGAAGAACTAGGAAATTAAATAAGAAAGAGGTGACAAATGTCACAAGCAAAAGACATGCGTGAACAACGCTGCAAACTCGTTGCAGATGCGCGCACAATTATGGACAGCACAGAAACACTTGATGCTGAGCAACGTCAACAGGTAGACACCATGTTAAATGATTCTGATCTACTGAAGAAAGACATTGACAGAGTGGAAGCAATTGAAGCAGAAGAAAGAGCATTAAAAGCATCAGCAGGTAAAGTTGCAGAACTTTCACTTGCAGAAGTAGCACCACAAGAAGAACGTGGTGTTGCATCAGAAGCATACCGTTCTGCATTTATGCAGTTTATCCGTGGTGGCAAAAGTAGTTTGAGCAATGCAGAATATCGGGATTTGATTGAAGGTACAAACACAGCAGGTGGATACATCGCACCAATGTTTGCAGACGGTCAAGCCAACATGCAGGACATGATTATTGAAACCATGAACGATGCCCAAAACTTTTCACCGAATGCGACAAGTTTTAACATTGAAGGTCAAGTTACAATACCAACTGAAACTTCAACAGGTAGTGCGGGATGGATTACAAATGAAGGCGATGCTTATACAGAATCAGACCCTGCATTTGGACAGTTGACGCTTACGCCACATAAAGCGGGAACCCTAACTCAGATTTCCGAAGAACTTTTAATGGACTCAGTTGTAAATCTTGAGGCGTTCGTGGCATCAAATATTGGTAGAAAATTTGCGTTACTTTTGGAAAACGCTTTTGTAAACGGGAATGGAGTTAATCAACCAACAGGGGTTACAGATGGCTCAGATTTGGGTGTCTCGGCAGCAGGAGCAGCAGCCGTAACATTTGATGAAGTGCAAGACCTATTCTATTCCGTCAAAGAATCTTACAGACAGAATGGTTCTTGGCTTATGAGTACGACAGTTGTGGCAGCATTGCGACAACTTACCTATACGGGCGGCACGCAATCATACATTTGGGAACCAAATATGGCGGTCGGCTCACCCGACACTATTCTTGGCAGACCTGTTGTAATTAGTGACAGTGCAAACGCAATGACCACAGGATTGAAACCAATTCTGTTTGGTGACTTGAGTTATTATTACATCGCTTACAACGCAGGTGTTTCCATTCAACGTTTGGACGAACTGTATGCTGCAAATGGACTCGTAGGAATCCGTGGCTCTCTAAGAGTAGACGGTAAACTTACCCAAGGTGAAGCAGTGAAACACATCCTAATGGCATAAGCCATTGTGGTGTTTAGACTTTGAAATGCAGGCGGGGTAAAACGTTACCCCGCTTGCACAGTCTGGAGAAATTGAAAAATGAAATACGAATGTGTGAAAAACGGCATGGCAAAAGATGGGCGACACATTACTGCGGGGAAAGTTTTAGAACTTGATCCTGATTATGCCGAGCACTTAATATTAAAAGGTTTGGTTGTTGCAGCAAGTGGTGCAGGAAAACCCAAGAAGCAACGGGCAGTTACAAAACCAAAAGACCTTGAACAAGCAGTTGAAGAAGAATAATGGTTTATCAATCCCCCTATTCATACGAACGGTTTATTGTTAGCACCCCAAGCACAGAATGTTCATCAACAACAGCAGACTTGAAAAGTTGGTTGCGTGTTGATACATCTGACGAAGATACAGAAATTGCTTTTATTGGCATGGCGTGCCAAAACTTGCTTGAAGATTTAACGAACACAACAATGTTGCAGCAAACCATGAAAGTGTACTTCGATGGATTCCCACCTGAAGGAACACCAATGCGGTTGCCAAGACCACCGTTGATTAGTGTTACATCGATCAAGTACGTGGACAGCGATGGCACGCAACAAACATGGTCTAACACGTTGTATGAAGTAAGTACGCTGGGCAAATTGCCTGCGGAAATACTGCCAATTGAAAGTGAAAACTACCCAACCACAGGCAGTACACCAACAGCAAGTGTATTCAACAAAGTTGAAGTGGAGTACACAGCAGGGTATGCATCACGTGGTGCGATACCTGAAGGATTTGTTGTGGGACACAGAATGTTTGTTGGGCACTTCTACAACAACAGGGAAGCAACTACAATTGATCGTGTTAAAGATTTGCCGTTGGGCTTGCAAATGATTGTTGCAGCAAACAAAGTGCCAGAGGTGAATTAACGTGGCATTGATGGCAGGAAAATTACGCCACAGGGTTGCTATTCAAACACAAGCAACTTCTGTTGATACTTATGGCGAACCAGATCAAACTTGGACAACCGATGAAACTGTGTGGGCATCAATTGAACCCATTAGTGGTAATGAAGTTGACAATGGCGATGGGCAGACAGGAATTGTTACCCACCGCGTGTTCATGCGTTACACGGCAAATGCAACAACCAAGAAACGTTTGTTGTTTGGCAGTAGAAAGTTCGGAATTGAATCAGTGCTTAACCATGAAGAACGCAATGAATACCTACAACTTCGGTGTAGAGAGGAAACAAACTAATGGGCTTTGGCAGTTTAGGTGAAAACCCAAAGTCAATCATGGGCACTGGTCGTGCAGGTGCAATTTCAGGTATTCCCGAAATTGACAGGGCACTTGCAAAACTTGAAAAGAAGTTTAACAAGAAGGTGATGAAGAAGGCGATGCGGAAAACTACCGCGATGTTTCGTAAGGAAGTGCGCAAGCGAACACCAAAGGGAAGGACAGGCAATTTAAGAAAGTCTGTTACAACTGACCTGTCAGTTAAGAAACAGGGCAGGTTTATCTTTGGCAGGGTTTATTATGGCAGGACAAAAGGGCGTAAGGGATACGCAGCGCACTGGTTGGAGTATGGCACAGATGAAAGAATTATTAAAGACTTCCGTGGATTAAAGAAAAGGGGTTACAGGATACGTGCCAAAAGGCAGAACGTTGGCAGAGTAAAAGCAGTGAAGATGGCTGATCAAGGTATGGATGCCGGAACACCACAGGCAATCCGCACATTCAGGCGTGCACTGGTAAAAGAACTACGAAAGATTAGGGCAGCAAACTAATGGCAAGTGTAGAACAGGGAATTGTGACTTTGTTAAAAGCAGACGCGGATGTGTTTGGGTTGACAGGTGCGAGGATATTTCCGTGGATGCGTCAACAGGGCACAACGTTCCCTGCCATTGTTTACGAACTTGATGGAACAGAACCTGAACAAGACCTTGATGGCTACGGTGGAATGACACGTGCAACATTAACCATCAGGAACATTGCAGAAACTTATGGTGGGGCTAAGACTTTGGCAGAACATGTGCGTGATGCGTTGAATGGCTACACAGGGACACCAACTAACGGTGTGGCTATAAAAAGCCTTGTCCACGATAATGATGTAGGACAGGTAGATGACTCGGTAATTGGCAATAGTCGCGGCGTTTCGATTATTGAAAGTGGTTACATAATATGGTACTCAGATTAGCAAGAAAACAGGAGCAGGAAAATGGCAGCGATTACAGGAAACACGACAACAATAAGTATTGATGGGGGTTCAACAGCCCTTGCAGATGTTACATCCATCTCACCTATGTCATTAAGTTTGGCAACCTTGGATACAAGTAACCTTGATTCAACATGGCGAACATTCATAGGTGGAATCAAAGATGGTGGTGAATGTACCTTTGAAATCAATTATGACCCCGCGTCAACTTCGCACTTAACAATCGAAGCAGCGATTGATGGAACAGCGAAAGACATCAAAGTAGTATATAGCGATACAAAAGAAACTGAATTCAAGGCAGTCATCACGTCATTCTCAATTACTGCCGCAATGGATTCCGTTGTGGTTGCAAGTTTGGGAATGAAAATTACAGATTCAATTACCTTCCCATCTGCATAATTAAACAAGGAGCACAACTGTGTTAGACAAAAAGGCGATTCTCAATAGCGATGACCTACCACGTGAAGAAGTAGTTGTTGAACCTTGGGGGGGAAGCGTTTGGGTTCGGACTTTAACTGGCACAGAACGTGACGAATTTGAGGCTTCTTGTGTTAAAAGCAAAGGCAAGAACCGCAGCGTGAACATGGAAAACATCCGTGCACGCTTGTGTGTGCTTACCATGTGCAACGACAAGGGTGAACGGTTATTTGATGCACGTGACATTCAGGCACTTGGCAAGAAGTCTGCAATGTGTCTTGATTTAATTTTCAGCGTATCACAGAAACTGAATGGGCTTGGAAATGATGATGTCGAAGAATTAGCAAAAAATTAGAGAGCCGACCAGAACGGCGTTTCTATTTTACTCTGGCAATGGAACTTAAAATGAGCGTGCGACAAATGTTGGCAACAATGGACAGCAAAGAAATCAGTGAATGGGCTGCATACTATTCACTAGAACCGTTTGGTTATTTTAGGTCTGCGGATTTGCCTGCTGCAATAGTTGCATCCACACTGGCAAATTGTAACCGGACAAGGAACAGCAAAACTTTCACACCAAAGGATTTCATGTTAGTAGGCGAACACGCACAGAATAAAGCAATGGAAGAAGATGAAATGCAAAACATACTCCAAGCAATGACAGGGCAAGAACCAAAAGAGGTGGATCACTAATGGCAACAATCGGTTCACTTTGGATTAACGTTAAGAGTAATACCAGTGGTCTTTCCAAAGGTCTTGGCAAAGCAAGGGGCATGTTGGGCAAGTTTGGTAAGTTTGCTGCAAGCCCTGCGGGCATTGCTGTTGCTGCGTTCGCTGCATTGACAGCAGGTGTAGTGCTTGCAACCAAAGCAATCAGTGCTTCACTAAAAGAGTTTATGGCATTTGAAGCAGGCATGGCAGAAGTGAAGTCCATTCTGATTGGTACAGATAAGATAACGCTTCAAAACTTAACAGACCAAGCCAAGCAACTTGGGTCAACCACTGCGTTCACCGCAGCAGAAGCAACTGAGGGAATGGCGAACCTAGCCCGTGCAGGTTTTAACCCATTGAAAGATGAAATCCAAAACGCCATTACCCCAACGCTGAACCTTGCTGCTGCTTTCGGTATGGACTTGGCACAATCAGCAGACATCGTTGCTGTTGCTGTTCGTGGTTTTGGTTTGGATGCTTCAGAAGCAGGACACGCAGCAGATGTTCTTGCACTTGCAGCAAGTAAGACAAACACCACCATTGATGATTTGGGTCAGGGCATTGCCTATGTTGCACCCGTTGCAAAACAACTTGGTTTCTCAATGGAAGAAACAACTGCGTTGATGGGTAAACTTGCTGACGCAGGTATCAAAGGCAGTGCGGGTGGTACAGCATTGCGGAAGATGATGTTGTCACTTGGTAAAGAAATAGAAGAAAGTGGAACAGAAGCGTTTTACGATTATCTGGAAGCAGGTCACAGTGTTACAGAAAACTTTGACAAGTTTGGTGCAAGGGCTGTAACCGCAGCAGGTGTATTGTCACTTGTTACTGAGGAAACAGAAGCGTTGAAAAACTCAATGGTAGATGCACAAGATGTCGTGCAAAACATGGCAGATACTAGGTTGGACACATTGGCGGGTGATGCAACGCTTTTCCAATCTGCATTGAGTGGTTTGCAAACAGAACTTGGTGAGAAACTTGCACCAACATTCCGTGCAATAGTACAGGTTGCAACAAAGTTTATTGGTGGATTGCAAGCAGCATTCTCACAGGTGTTTGGTTCGGTTGAAGGTTCAATTATCAGCACAGAAACTTTGATGACAGTTTTCAAAGTATTGGGTAAAATCATCATTTGGGTTGTTGTTCAGGTTGCTAAGTTTTACAACAGGGTCGCGTTTGTTGTTAATACAATCAAGGCACTTGTTCTAGGATTGGTTTCATTGGTTGTTTTTAATGTAACAAACGTTGTGAAAGCGGTTGCATGGGGCTTGGATGCGATTGGTGTTATATCAACAGACACATACGATGCCATCGTGAACACCAGTGATGCGTTGGTTGAAGATTTGGCAACCAGTGCAGTTGATGCAGCAAAAGCAGCAGGCGACAATTTTGTGATGGGTTTTGTAGGTGGTGCAGAAGTTGCGGGTGAAAAAGCGTCTGGTGCATTCAATGATTCGATGGATGGCATTAAAGACCACAGTAAAGATGCAGGCAAACAAGTAGCAGAAAAGTTGGCAGAAGGACTTGAAGAAGGAACACCCGCAGTTGTTGCAGCAGTTGAAGAATTGACTGAAGTACAGATGGGATTGATTGAGGAAGGAACAAAACTAAATGACAAGTTGCAGGAACAAATCACATACTTTGGCATGAGTGCTGCGGAAATACTTAATGCAAAAACGGCAGAAGCGGGTTTAACATCTGCAACCGTTGAACAAACATTGGCACTTGAAAAACAACTTGAAGCATTGAAAGCAGAACAGGTAGCGATGGATGCAAGCAAGCAGGCAGCAGAAGATGCAATTGCACTTGCTAAATCAAAAGCGGATGCCATGCAATCTGCTGCGGATAAAATCATTGAATCATTGCGTACACCACAAGAAGTTTACGATGCTGAAGAAGATAAACTAAGAAAGTTGATGGATGCAAACCTGCTAACACTTGAACAGTTTGAAGGTGCGGTTAATAAATTAGACAAAAAAGGTTTGGAAGTTACAACCAAAAAGAAAGAGGAAATAGAAATACACATTGAAAGCAAGGGATTTGTTGAAGGGCTATCAACCGCAATGGGTTCAATCAAGGTTGCAGGACAGGTAAACAAAGCAGAACAGATTGCTGAAAAGTCTGTTGATATACAAACAAAAATTCAATCAGTTATGGATGCTGTTAAATCAAACACAGAACAAAACTTGGAAGCGGTTGAAAGTGTGCAACAAGAAACCGCAGCAGTAGCATCAACACTGTCAACAGATGTGAATGGTGTAGAAAACATGTTGGACACAATTGATACTTCAATTAACAACATTGCAAATTCCAGTCAGATGGATGCAACAGAACAACTGTTGGGCACTTCCAATGAACTTAGCAATAACCAACTAACTCAATTGCAAAACATTAACCAAAATCTTCTTGCAATGAATAGTGGCGGGTCGTTGACATGAACTACGTCGAACTATTTGGAAGCAGGGAAGTTTCAAGAAGTCAAGGTTCATACACGGCAAGCAGAACATTCCTTGTGTATGAAAACAGTGGAAACCTATCACTTGAAGATGCTGTTAATTATTCAGGTGGTGTTAGTTTTAGTGACCAACATCCTGACATTGATGGAATCTTTGCAAACAGTTTTAGCATCAAAGCCAGTAGTGCAAGATCAGACACGTGGGAATTAACTTGGTCGTATGCACAACCACTTAGCCCAACCGATGCAGGTGGCGAAGATGACCCCTTTGATGGTGACAACACAGACATTGACCCTGTTGATGCAGGTGACTTTGACCCCCCTATTGGTGGCGGTGATGATACAGGTGATGGCGAAGATGAAATTGGGGATGAAGGCACTGGTGAGGATGAACCCGCCGAAGAAGTGCCCGAAAGATTATTCACTGGTGTCAGCATTACAACAGGACTTGCACTTGTTGATGGTTATGTTGCGGGTGCAACAATACCAACAAACGGAACAGAAACAGGTGCAGCAATAGCCGATGGAACTGTTGTGCAAGTAGGCGGTGAATCTGTAACCGTGCCTGTTCCAACCACAGACATCAGTTTATCTGTTACAACATTTGGAACACACTACTACCTTAACAATGTCCAACTGAAAGCAGGTAAAAGGAATGCAGGAACTTGGTATGGGTTCAACGCAGGTTCTGTTTTGTTCAAAGGTATGTCCGTTTCACGACAATCTGAAAACAGTTGGGATTCAACATACAACTTCATTTGGGATGCGCAAAGCCACATGCGACAAGTCTGCAATCGTGATGCTGCGGGGAACGTATCATTTAACGCAGACGGCACAACCCTAGATATTTTCTTCAAACAACCATTCCCTGAAACAACTTCTTTTGCATTTTCGCCATGACCGCAGGACAATACCCAACAATATCACAAGGACTTGGAAACCTTACGCCACAACTGTGGGAAAGATTGATGGTAATGTTGCGTGCCTATGAGAAAGATAATAAAAACGAAACACGCAAAACATTTAAGCAAAACTCAAACGCAACCATATTCCTTGCACAACTTACTAAGGCAAACGCAATAGGTAGTACAGACAATCGGTATTACTATGAATGGGAAGAAATAAATATGGTAGACGAAAACACCGTAGAAGAAAAGTTGGGTGGCAGGTCAGGTGATGAAGCAATCAATCTTTGTGAAATACCAAACACTATTGACAATGTTGCACCTGCGATTGATTTGAATGGTGCAACTTATCCTGATGGTTTTGGAATGCGAGCAATAGGTGATTGTATTGATACTGTTTATTTAGAAGTCGTGGTGGTAATGCACAGGATTGTGGACAATGGTGGTGTTCCAAGATATGTTTTCAGTTTAGCAAACAGCAACGATGGGACAGCCTGCTAATGTCACATCGATGGTCATGTACTTGTTGCGAATGCTTGGGGTTCACTGAAAGTTATGTAGTGCCAACTGCTTGTTCACGTGGGTGTTCTGATGGGTGGTCAGCAGATTGTAAACCATACTTCAACAAGTGCTATGCTGATGAAGTTACAAGTGAGGGCACAGTTACAAGGTACTTTCAATTTATGGGTGGGTGTTGGAAACTAACAGGAAATGAAACGCCAGTGTCACCCGCACCCGATGGATTCCTCATGAATTATATTGGTGCAGGTGGTGGAACTTTTGCTTCTTGTGCTGCGTGTGCAACAGGTGATGTTGCATACCCACCTTGTGAGTGGTATAGGTTTGAAGCATGCGATTGTGAAGATGACCCCGATTGTGAAAACCTTGTTCTATATGTTCCACCACGCCATGTGTTTACAAGAGGTGGTAGTTGTGGTGGTACTTGTATGGATGATGTGGAAGAAATCTTTTGGACACACCCAAGCACAGGTTGTTGTATGAAAGCAGATACCATTGTTACAACAGTGCCTGATTGTTGTGACATTTGGACAGCAGCAGCAGGACACGACCCTGACGATTGCACAGTGCCTGAAGTTTCAAAGGGTGAAATTAAGTTTTGGCGTGGTTGTCAAGCATGTTGCAATAATGAAAACGATAATGACTTAGATGAATGTGAAGTAATGGCTGACATATTAAGCAGTTGGGAAATTACATACGCAATCCCTTCTTGTCCGTTTGGTGGTACTGACCCACAACCATCATCACATTGTGCAAGTGGTGCATTTGCACAGTCAATAACTTTTACAATAGCAGCAGCACCACATGCGGATGAATGCACACAACAGTTTGGTTGTATGCATCACACACTTGGTGCTTCTGAAACTGTAAATGATTGTGAAGGTGTACCGTATTCTCTTTGCCAAGATGGATGTGTGACAGGTGATCCCGATGGTGATGGTGAATGGAGCCTTTGTTGGGCGCAAGGTAGTTCGGGTGAAGCATGTTTTGCAGGTTATCCGTCCTGCATTGAAGAAGGTGGACATTGTGCAGAAGCGTGGTGTCCAACTACAAATTATTGGCTGACAACTAGGCATAATTTTCAATACTATATTACCATGTGCAAAACAGGATTCCGTGCTTTGTCGATTGACTTAACTTTTAAGGCAAACATACTAATACCTTACTATGTCAACGGGACTTGCCTGCCTTATTGTGACATGAATGACAACCCCGATGCTTGCACAGCCGCAAGTGGACATTGTACTGGATGCATTCAAAATGAAATATTCAGATCAAATGGTTACTTTGTGCAAGTTTCGGAATGTTTCCCAATTACAACGGACGCTGACCCACCATGACCAATGAATTAAACAAATCAAGAAACTTTGATACACAAGAAGAACTCGTTGCACACGATGACGAAGCAAGAGTGAAACTTGAGGAATGGCTTGCCACAAACTTTGTAGATGGTCTGTCTGTTTTACGCGATAGGCAAGGTGACGTTGCATCTATTCGTTTTACCAAAAGCAAAGAAGATAGGTTTACCCAAGCAATACCAACGGCTGCGGATATTGAAAAGGAAATGCAAGGCAGAAAAGAAACAGATAAACTTGCAAAAGAAGAAATGGCAAAGCGTGTTGGGAAAGAAAAGAAGAAGGGTGGTTGTTCGTCTTGTGCCAAGAAAGGTTTGTTGGGTTTGATTAAGGGCAGTGCAAAACTTCTAAAATCAGAGTTAGGTATTGATGCTGCGGATGAAGAAACAATGGCAAAGAGAAAAGCGTTGTGCCTTGAGTGTCCAATCTATGACTTCGGAGTATGTGTTGAAGAAAAAGGTGGCTGCGGTTGTTTCGTTGCCGCAAAGATCAAGATTAAGGGTGAGGCTTGTGCTCTCTCTCCAAACCCCAAATGGAAAGCGGTGAATTAAATGGCAATAAGAGTTTGGCTAGGAACGTATGCGGGAAGCATTGGCAATTGGGGTGTAGACGAAAATTGGTTGGACGAAGATGGTGCGGTTGCAACTTCAAAACCTACTGCTGATGATGATGTTTACTTTACACGTGGCAGCCAAGATGTGCAGGCAGATACGGTAGATGATTTGGATGCATTGGACAGTTTGAACTTTGGCACAAAGTGGACAGGTTCATTTGTTGAAGCAGTTAATCCTACATCGGGTACAACTTCTGATCCAGAACTTGGAATAGCAGCAATAAATGCAACCAAACTAGATTATGCAAACAAGATTGGTGCTGTTATTTTGGATGGTGACTTTTCAACCGTCAACGTGCAGGCAACTTCAACCGATGCACCTGCTTTACAGTTTTACGGCGGTGAAATTGGAACACTAATTATTACTGGTGGTTCGGGATCAGTTGAAGTGAAGTCAGGGGTAACTGTCACTGGTGCAATAAATGTTATTGGTGCAAGTGGTGTTAGGTTGCATCTTTTCCCAAACAGCGTTGTTTCTGCTGCTGATATAACTATGGATTCAGGAAGGATTATTTGTGCAGAACAAATTGACACAGCAGTTTTGTATGGTGGCACACTTGAAATGGTTAATGTAGATGGAACAACAGGTACCATTACAATTTACGAAGGCACCTGCAAGTACAAACCAACAGCCAATGCGGTTTTGTCAAACTTAGTAATGTATGGTGGCTTCTTTGATATGCGTGGCTGCAATGCACCAACACATACCATTACAAACACAACCATCCATTCTGGTTCAATGATTGACGAGCGCAATGGGCTAGCCAACACCACGTACGACAACCCAATTTTAGTCAACGGGGGAATCGTTAAATGTGATTTGGGCAGGAGCATGACGGTAACATAATGTCTACAACAGAAACACATTACGGAACAGGCACTTGGTTGGATGGCGATAATCAAGGAACAAACTATGACGGCGAGTTGACAATGAAGATTGGTCAGCAAACCGAAAGAGCAAATGTAGTGTTGAACTTTGACATATCAGACTTGAATGCAAGCACTGTTGTAAAATCAGTTTTAAAGTTTACGGGTAGTGGTGCAGGGGGTGGAATGGGTGGTGGTTCGGTTCGGGAAATATACGCATATCGACTTGACCAAGATTTTACAAACGATGAAGCCACTTGGCAGAGGGCAGCAGCCGGAACACTGTGGACAGGTGGCAATGATGTTGGTGCTGCAAACAATAGTGCGATAACTCAGTATTCAATAAACGCTAGGCGTAAGTTGCAGGCTTCTGTTAATGTTGGTTTTCGTGTAACTGATGCAACTGAACTTGACATAACGGAATTAGTCAAGGATGCAATAAACAGAAACAGTGGAACACTAATGCTTTGGGTGGGCATTCCATTATCGGATAGTGCAGCGACAAGTGGCTATGTACAAGTGCATTCGCCATCAGCATTAACTGCTACAAATAGACCAAAGGTAGAAACCACAGTTGCAGAAAGAATTGTTTGGGATGGAAGTGCAGGGGACGGCAATGCACAGACAGCAAGCAATTGGGTTGGTGACTCAGCACCAGATTATTATGACTATGCAGTTTTTAATGACGGCGCGGTTGATGTAACTTCAGGTGCAATATTTGGTAACTCATGTTTTATTGGTGAAGGTTATACAGGTACAATAGAAGCAACAAATGGTGACCCCATCGGATTTCTAACCATTGCAACAACAGGGCACCCCGAACAAAACAAGGTGGTGATAAACAAAAAGACAGGAAGGTTTGACCTTAAAGTTACCTTCGCGGATACTGAGGTTGATGTATTCGTTGAAAACACACCACGGGAAATTGGTTCAGAAATTGTTGCAGGGCAGGCAGACAAAACAACCGTGATGGTAGCCAAGACAGGTGAAGCACTTACCTTGTCAGGTGCGGTGGCTTTTGCAGAAATGGTTTTTTCCAATGACAAAAACGGAAGCAGAAATATAATTATTGATGCTGATGAATCACCATTAAAATCAGCGAACTCAAAAGTTACAGTTGAAAGTGGCATTAGTACTTACACACTTTCAAATAACACAAGACTTACATCTACTAAAACATCAACAGGTTCTATGGGGTTGTCCCAAAGTTGGATTGTTGGTGGTAGTGTTTTTCACCACAAGGGCAGTGGTGGATTTAACGACCAATCTATTGCAAACGGCACGCTGACTTTTAAGGATAATGAGAGTGCGAAGATACAAACTGATCCTATAACATTATGGAAGAAGGGAGTGTTCGACCCGCGAACAAATGTAGGTGCATGGCAGGGTGCAGGTGGGGAAGCCTTAGAAATTAGAGGCGGTAACTTCCTAGTTGATGTTGGACGAACTTTAGCCTTCGATGCCTGACTACGCACAATTTGCTGCAATCAGTTGTACACACTGCCCGTATCAAAGCGAACGTGCAATTGCAAAACTGATTGAAGAATTAAAGGGCAGAAAATTAACGCACTTCATTCATTGTGGGGATGTTGTAGATGCAGAAGCAGCAAGCGTGCACAACGACAATGAACCAGTTGGACACACACTGATTGAAGAATACAAAGTTGCAGCAGATATGCTTTCAAGAATACGCAAAGCGTTGCCCGAAGATTGCAAGTTGGTGTTGTTGGATGGAAACCATGATGACAACATTCAGCGACCAGATTCACGCAGAATAAAATATGATCTGCGGGAACTGTGCAACCCAAGAAAGATTGAAGGTGTTGCAGATGAATACAAACGTTGGCAGCATGTTCCGTATCGCCACGGAAGTTGCTTCCAATTGGGTGCAATAATCTTCAGTCACGGATTTTCTACTGGTGCGAACAGTGATGAGTTGGAAGCCATACAACTTGCAATGGCATGTGGTGGACATGCACACAGGTTGATTGTTCGTGGGCACACACACCGTCCTGTGCCACCCACGCAGTGCAAGCGTAGTGCAAGGGTCAAGTTGCCTTGGCATTACTGCAATGTCGGGTACATGGCATTTGAAGAACGCCCTGCATACACACATAGATTCGATATTCAAGCGTGGGGCAGAAGCGTATTATTCGGGCAGTGCCAACTTGGAAGGCTTGGACGGATGGGCAAAGATTCTTGGACAGCAGAACTTGTGGACTTGGATTCACCACCACCCCACCGTACTTGACCTCACCACCCCACAACCCAGAAACCCCACAGCCTAACAAACCCCCTACAAAATAGGGGGGCTAGGATGGCTTGTGCTGCATCCATCGAAAGAAAACGACTAACCACCCGCCTGAGAATCGAGGGGCTTAAAATGCGAGGTAGGTCGCAATAATTGGATAGGTGCGTTTTTAGCCCAATAAACAGGGCGTAAATAAATATGCATAAAAATAAAAAAAAAGAAGAAAAATACACAATAAGTGGTGGCATATTCAGAATATGCCGATATAATACTAGCAGTTAAGAAACAAACCCCCAACGAAAGGACAGAACAATGAAACAAGGAACAAAAGTACAAGCCCACCGAGGAAACTTCAAAGGACAAATCGGTACAGTGGTAAGAACCAGAGGCTTGGAAATGGTTGTTGAGTTTTTCCTCAACGGTCAAAGCCGAAAAGTAATAACAAGCAAATCGAATTGGCGTAAATTAAATCTTAGCATTTACGCATAACACAACCGCCGAAAGGCACAACGAAAGGAAAATGAAATGAAACAACTTACAACAAACAACATGAAGATAACCACCCATCGTAGTTTCATACGGGTACTCGATTCATCTATCGGTTCAGAAGAAATCGACATAGGCAGAAGCGAAGTTGGCGAACTCACAAAAGTAGAATGGACTCGCAAATTACAAGCAGGTGGATATAACAACCAAGAGGTTGAATTATTATTGGTCGCTCTTTCAAACTTTGCAGAAGATTTCTTTATTGCTTAGGTTGCGAGGCGGTGGGCATTCACAAGAGTGCCTACCACCGCACAACTCGGTGCGATCAATAGCCGAAAGGCAAAACGATTTTCTTGAAAGGAAAATAAAGATGAAGAACGAAACGGAATCAATAATAAAAAATAGTAGGTTCAACGACTACATGAAACACACGAACGCTATTGCGCCGCGATGTATGTTGGCGTGGTGGGAACTCGACAACGTATACAACTTCTATTCGGAACTTCGCCAATTGGCTTTTCAGATGAAGATCAGGTTGTCAACAGGCGGTACTAATTCTTCCCCAAAAGAAGGTTGCGAAGCATTGTGGAATGGTGCTGAAGATTTAGAATGTCATTGGCTAGAACAGATGTACAAGAGGCGGGATGAACTGAATGCAGACCGCGATTGCATCATTCCAATTTCCGATTGTAAACTTCTGCAACTTCAACTCGAAGAATGTGGTGTTCAGACAAGGGCGCACTAAACAAACCGCCGCAAGGCAGAACGAAAGGAAAATGAAAATGTTCGTAATAATAATAACAAATGACAGTTGCGACCCACATGTACTTGGAACATGGGAAACACGGAAAGAAGCAGAACAGGCACTTCAACAGAAAAAAGATTCAATGAAGGAGCAAGATTGGAAAGGCGTTACTGAAATTATGGTTACAGGAATATGGAAAGTAAACTAAACCGCCGCAAGGCACAATGAAAGGAAAATGAAAATGAAAGAACAAGAAAAATATAATGGATGGACAAATTACGCCACTTGGCGAATCAACCTTGAGATTTTCGATGGGTACGATCCTGATGGGCAAAAAGTAGATCATGAATCTGTGAAGGAATATGCAGAGGAAATTATTTTTGAGGAGGCTCCTTGTCCATCGTTTATGGTGGATTACGCTTCTGCCTTCCTATCCGATGTAAATTGGTACGAAATTGCTGAACACATCAACGAAGAACAAAAGGAAACAGCACAATGAATAACCCAACCGCAACATTCTTATTACTTCAACGGCTATTCAAGAAGTATCGGCAGCGACCACAAGAGAATCCGCAAAGATGTTTTGGTGGCTGCATTCCGCGAAGCGGGTGGGATGATTGGAATGATATGTGCGAGAAGGAGTTTGATTGCCACGATCACAAACTCAACAATGAAGCGTATGAAGAATACAAAGTAGAATCAAAAAAACGAATCGGCAAAAGACGATTCAAAAACAGAAAAGGAAAATGAAAATGAGTCTTAGAAAGTTTGAAAAAACAAAAACAACATTGATTGAACTCCAAGCAAAACTTGGAAAGAAGTTTGATGTATCAAAATTGTGGGTAAGAAAACACAGGTCAACGGTGAACGAGTTTTGGATTGAACGCGAACTGGTTATGAAAAATGCTTACGGTAAAATCGTATGGGATTTTTGGCACGATGACTGTGGCAATGTTGCCAGATGGATTGGTGGGGTTGGCGCGGAGTTTATCCCAACCATACCCACGCACCACAAAGCAACCACTTGCTTTGTCTTAACCAAGATTGTTGTCGGTGCATGGGAACAAGAAGATGAGCGAGAGCGTTGCGGTGAGTTTGTTGACCTTGAAGAAGCGAAGCGATTTGCCTTGGCAACTGTCTGGTCTGTGATTGAACTTGATGAGTATGAAAAGGATTCAGAAACAGGATTGTGGGGTAGCGTGGAAGATGGCGGCGTATGCGGCGGCTTCCGTAACGGTGAACTTGAATACATGGATGGAATAACAAAAAAGGAAACAGCACAATGAGAAACAAACAAAGATACAAAATATGGGTATGCGGAAACAGGAACACAATCGCAAAACACTTTGAAGGTTCTATGGATAATGTTATAGATTTGCCAGACTTAGAGTGGGCAGATATGTTTATCAAAAGTTTAGAAGGAAGCCTGTACTTTCAGATCAAAAATAGAATTGAAAAAAGTAAGTTGAATGAAAACGATATTCAAATTAGGATTGAAACAGATGAAATGGACGAATACCACAACCATCTTTGGGTGTGTTCAAAAATACTTCCCAGAGAACTGAGGCAGATTGTCAACGATTCAATAGATTGGCAATTGAATATGCTTCAAGAAGTGATGGATGTAACTAAAACTGAACCAAAGGAAACAGCACAATGAGTATTTCAGAATCAAAAATTGAAGCCCGCACAGCATTGATCTGTGCATTCCAAAAAGACGATGCGGGGTGCGTTGAAGAATGGGCGTTGTACAAATGTGCTTGTGACGTTTTGGATGGCGAAGATATAGTGAAGGTGTGCAGCCATCAACCAGTCACAACAATGCAAGTTGAGCAGTGCATTCAAACACAACGGAGGCGCGCCATAATTGAATTGACAGCCGAGATGGTTGCAAGAATCCGCAAAGAAAATGAGGACAAACAAAATGAACAACTTTGATAATCACAGATCAATAGCACTTGCACTTTTCGTGGCAGTAGTGCTTGCATACTTTGGGGAGTGGTTTGGATTTTCCGCGATGGTCGGCATCGCACTGATACAAACCTATCGTGAACATCGTTTCAGAAAATTACATTTCCAACAATGGGAAATTGAACAACAACAGAAAGAAGGTGACAAATGAAAACAGCAATCTACATCGTGAAACTAATACCAGAAAATGAAGTGAATGGATCATTGCAAGCAACGGTCTATCGTCATAAGAAAAACGCATTGACAGCATACGAATCATATTCAAAGTTGCTTTTCTCTGGTAGTCTAAAAACCGATGAAGTGCAATTCTTGAAGTACACTTTCATGGGAACACCACAAACAGTTGTGGCGAAAGCCTTAGAAGTCGGCAGCGTATTATCACGCGGCGAATACATAACCTCTGATCCATTTTGCGATGGTGATTGGGAAGTCGAGATGCTTCGAACAACGGGCGAGGAAGTGTGTGCGACATGAACAGGCAGACCAACAAACACCACCGCGATATACGTCTAAGAGAGCCAACGAACAAACGCGAAGCACTGAAACTCGCCCTACTTTGTGCGATCACCGCACCTGATCATGAGTTGGAGAAGCGGGAGCGGTGCATCCAATGGGCGGGGGAACTCGCCTTAGAACTTGGAGATGAAGTTACCGAGTCAGTCAAGGCAGAGGTCAGTGCTGAATTGAACCAAAAAGAAAACAACGAAAAGGAAAAAGAAAATGAATAAGCAAAACCCACCAAAAGCAGAATACTACATAACTTTTATGGTAAGAGATGGGGATGGCGAGAACGAAAGTTACCCCACGATTGCAAGTGGTTTCAGTAACCTTAAAACCGCAATCAAGTTTGCAGAGCAAACGGATGGAACGGTTGAAATTGTCGCGCAATACACCTTCGCCGATGGCGATATAGATGATGAAGGCGAAAATGGCGAGTATGTAAATATCGGTTTCATTGATGGTAAATTGCAATACCGCGATGAAGGATAACAAACAAGGCGAAAGCCGAAAGGAAAACGACAAATGAATACATTAACAAGAACAGCAACAGGAAGATTAAGAACAAAAACAGGAAAAAAATATCTTGATCCCAATTCCATCGACCAACGATTGTTGGTGAACAGGATGAACAAAGAACATTTTGAGAAATGGAAACAACACTTGTTTAATCCTTTCTGGTGTACAGAAAATCAAGAGCCTGATGTTTGTGTTGAGTGTGGCAAAAAATCCCCAAAGCATATTCTTAACATAAACATTCCAGAATCCTTGCTTGACGATAAAGAAAAAATACCTGATGGATTGGTTGGTGATTGGCAGATTTTATGGAAATGCGAACAGAGTTATATTGCAGAAAAAGGGACTACCTGCGAACATAAAGTACACAAGGGCATAGAAGTTCGTCTCTGGATGACAGGATACAAGAAGTGGGGTTATGGCAATTTTTGCAGATTGCGATGTTGTGAAAAATACGCAAATCGTTTATATGAATTATATGGTAATAGATACAAAAAAAAGGAAAAATAAAAATGAATGACTTCACAGAAAAACTATGGGAGTTTGCACAGGCAATGCCACCTGTCAACTCAGTACAATCAATTCGTAATCCACTTGGAGATCAACGCGGCGTAAAGCAGCCCTGCTCTTTGATGGCATTGAAAAGCGTTGACACCATATCAATCGGGAACAAGATACTATTGGAACTGTACGAGCGCGGGATGACCGATGACGAATTGGAAGTGACACTGAAAATGCGGCATCAGACTGTGAGTGCTTGCCGCAGGGGATTGGTGAAGAAAGACCTTGTTGTGCCATCGGGCGATACCAGACCCACGCGATCAGGTCGCAAGGCAAATGTTTGGAATGTTACTGAAACAGGCAAGCAACAAGCGGGACTTATCTTGAACCGTTTGGTATAATGAACCACGAAAGGATTGCAGCATATAAAAAGTACGGCAACGATTGTCGGTGCTGCAACCACAACAAAGGAGGTGCTATATGGCACTAAAAGGAAAGAAGCCGCAACAAAAGGATAAGCGGCTCAAATTATTCATGTACAGCGAAGCAGGAGTGGGCAAGACAACCGCCGCTTGTCAAATGCCCTGCCCGTACATTATTGACACGGAACGCGGTACGGATAACTACGCCGACTTGATTGATAGTGTTGGTGGTTCAGTGTTTCAATCCATCGACAGCGATGAGATCATTGAAGAAATCCGAACGCTACGAAGTGAGAAGCATGACTTCAAAACTTTGGTGTTCGATTCACTTACACCGTTCTACTTCGATCTGCTAGAAAAGGCAGAGGCGAAAGTTGGCGCGGAGTACGGTAGGCATTACGGCGAAGCCAACAAAGATATGAGAAGGCTTGTGAACCTGATGATGGGGTTGGATATGAACATCGTAATCACCGCACATTCTAAACCTGTGTACGGTGACGATATGAAAATCCTATCGGTAACATTTGACGGTTGGAAAAAGTTGGATTATATCTTTGATCTGGTATTGGAATTGCGGCGTGGTTCACCAACGCAGCGATACGCTTGTGTTAAGAAAACACGCATTGAAACATTCCCAGATGGTGAAACTTTTGAATGGACACGCGAAGCACTTGCCGAGCGTTACGACTTAAAAGAGATGGAAAGAAGTGCAACGGTTGTCAAGGTTGCCACGCCTTCACAGGTGAAGGAAATTGAAACGCTTACAAACATGATGACCGATGGCAATGAGTTTGTCAGCAAATGTTTGAGCAAGGCGGGTGTTGATACACTTGCCGATCTAACCACTGAACAAGCAACCAAGATGGTTGCACATTTTACGAAAGCAATTGGAGGACTTCATGTTTGAGTTTAACCCCAAAGAAGCGGAAGATAAAACTTTTATCTGCCTACCCGCAGGAGAGTACGAAGCGGAGATCATGACCGCAGAAAACAAGGTATCGAAATCGTCTGGCAATCCCATGATTGAATTGCAAATGAATTGCCACGCCACGGATGGCAACGCAGTTCGGGTGTTCGATTATGTCGTCAATCCTAGTTCCTTGTGGAAGTTGAAATCAATTTGCCGATGTTGTGGCATGGACTTCAACGAGGGAAAAATTGACGAGCAGTTGTTGGTTGGTAAGCGAATGACGGTGAAGTTGAAAGTTCGCCCTGCGACTGACAAGTACAGTGAAAAGAATGAAGTGGTTGCGTACTTGGAAGGTTTATCTTCCACGACTCCCACGCAAGCAACGAACTCTGGTACACTGAAATGTGGAATAGTAGCAACGGACGAAACGCCATCTTTCACGGATGACAATGTGCCGTTCTGATACAACTTGTTTCCTTTCTCATCGGCTCACCTTCTGGGTGGGTCGGTGATTTATGGGAACGCAAAGCCAGTGAAAGGAATCAAATGGCTACAAATAAAATATACGAAATTACAAATTGGAATCAACATTTCGAGAAGGCACAAACTCGGAGCAAACCAGTTGCCAAGCATTCTTGGGTAGCGATGCCCAACAAGCATGAAGGTCTTGGGTTCAAGAAGATCATGCGGGATGATCGGGGGTTGGAAATCTTCGCGGTTTGGATTCTTCTGGTTCAGATTGCAAGCAAAGCACCCATCCGTGGTAGGCTTGCAGATGAGGACGGCGAACCGTATTCATTCGATGATCTTGCCCTGTACGCTTGCTGCAAAACCGAAGCGATTGAATACGCAATCCCATTTCTTGTAGCGTTGCGATGGGTTTCACACCGTAGTGTTACCACGGTATCACCAGAGTGTGAGCAAGGTATTACCGCAGTAGGTACTACACTACATAACATAACAGAACAAGACACAACAGAACAGAAAAATACAGAACAGAATATAACCGCAGAGTTGGCTATTCCAAGAAGCCATGATTCTAATAATAATTACATCGACCAAAGAGAAGCAAGAATGGTTGAGCAAAAAGATGAGGTTGAAATAGTCCTTGAATGTATACCTAAAAACAGGCTTGACAATCTTTTGAAAACTAGGGCGGCAATTGTCAGCGCACTCAATAGGTGCAACGGTGATCGGATTCAGGCTGCAATTCTACTTGGTGAAAGAATGAAAATGTACTTTGAATCCTCGGCAGGGCAAAGCACAATTCACAAATCGCCACACTGTTTTCTTGACGAGGATTGCCACCTTGCTGATCCTAGTTGTTGGGAATCAAGAGCAAAACCAAAACCAACTTCAGGTTGGGATTCAATTGAAAGGAAATAAATAATGCCATACAACTTTTGTACAGGTGGAAACAAAATCCCATTCAAGGGATACAAAAACTATAAACGAATAAAGGAAATTACAATGTCTGAAAGAACTTTTGAAAAGGAAGAAGTCAAGATCAACGTGGACGGAATCGAATATCTCTGCCATCTGTCAGCGGATTTGGAAATCGAAACTACTTCGTATGATCCTGATGTGGAAGCACCGTCATGGGATCAAGCAGAAGTCATGCAAGCCACCACAACGCTGATTGTGATAAATGACAAAGGCGATGAAGTGGGGGAACTTGTCATGAAGGGCGTTGGATTCTTTGGCGATTGTGTCGGCACAACTAACTTCCAAGTTGATCCTAATGATGGCACACTCACAGAAAATTGATTGGAGACAAACAATGTCTGAAATAGATAGACCCCATGAATGGGAAAAGACGAAGGAACTGTTGCGTGGGCTGTATCCAAAATGGGAAACATCACAGGCGCAAATTGATTCGTGGCGGGAAGCGTTCTCAATTCTGAATCCTGTATGGCTTAGGCAAGCAATCGATCTCATGTACCACAGGTACAGCGGCATTGATCCAAAGCCGAAGTGGTTGCAACAATGCTTTCGTGAAGTGCAAGCGGGCATGACAGGAATCCCGATTGATGAAGGCGGGCAAGCGGAAATGCACCAGAACCAACGAATGCAGGTTTCCGAACAAGAACAACTTGAAGCGGAGAGCGACCAAGAGCGAATGCAAGCCTCTGTGATGGCTTGGAGCGATGAAGCCAGATTGAAGTGGGCAACGCTTGCAATGAACAAGTATCCGTTCTTGAAAAAGTATGACCCGACAAAACCTGAAACATGGAGCCGTAGTGCCTGTGGATTCATCTATTGCCTACGCAAGATGAAAGTTGGAGCACGGCGATGAAATGTGCAAAAAAGCAATACAACTCAGGACTCAGTGTGAACACAAACCCAAACGAAAGAAAACACATGAATACAAATAAACAAACAACAGAAATGAAACACCCTCTGCTTGGTAAGAATGTCATGGTATTTATTGATGGGGAAACAAGGTGTATCAATGGGATAAATGAGTTTGGTTACAGGCTTGAATACATTTGCGATAGCCACGTTGTATTGGCAACATGGGAAATTGGCTACGAAGGAGAAACACTTGTTATGTACCCGATGCACAGGATAGAAGAATTAGACACCACTTTACGAACAATGCAAGCGGATGAAATGGAAACGAAAGGAACACGATGAATTACAGAGAATGGTCAAGTTGGATTGACGGTCTTGAAAAGCGTAAAGAACAAAAGGGTTGTATGTACTCATTGAATTACATCTTTTGGGTGTTTGTATTTACAGCATTCAAAGGTTTCTTGTATGCACTTGGTGCTTGGGTGTTCTTGAAAATGATTGGAGTAACGCTATGAGTGATCTAGCGTAAGTTAAGGCAAGCCCTGTACAACTTAATTGTTGTGCGGGGCTTTTTTTTTTGGTTAAGTAAACAATGTGTCGATGCAATAATAGTAATGGAAACATGTTCAATAAATATGACGGTTGAGAATACGAAAATAGATACTGAAGAAGTATGTGAATTAACACAGCGTTGGGCACGGCAAGCCCTGCGGTTATTTCCACGTTGGGAACTTAATGAACTCCACAATGAAGCGTTCTTGGTTGCTATTTATCTATTGAAGGCAGGTAGATACAAACCAGAAAAGGGTGCGTTGTCCACGTTCCTGTGGCACGCATTGCCGATGGATGTGAGGCACAGATACAGAAATGCCAATGGTGAAAGATATTTAACAGGCACCGATGGCAAAAGAAAATATCGGCAGACTGAATTTGTTGATGATACGATTATTCAACAGGCACAGATAGAATGCCCCATGAAACTTATTGAAGCAAAGCCAACATCAACTGGTGTAGATCAACACTGGTTGAAGGCACGGTTGGCGGGCATGGGAGCATTAGAGTTACGCAGGCGTGGAATGAATTACCAAGAGCAAAGAAAACAGGCAGAATTACTTAATGACGAACTCAAGGGCAAAAGGAAAACGCGGTGAACTTGAATATGCACATTGGTTGCAGGATAACTTTGGATTGAATGCAAGGCGTGGTCAGCAATACTGTGGCTTGGCAGGTAACGCAGATGTAGTTGGTGGATTCCCCAACACACACCCTGAATGCAAGTGGACGGAATCGCTGAACCTTCTTAAAGCAATGGCACAGGCAGTTGCAGATTGTGGTGATGCAATCCCCTATGTTGTTTCAAAAAAGAACAGACAGGACATTCTGATAACTGTTCGGGCATCAGACCTGAAAGGATTTTGCACAGCAGTTGTTGACACGATAATGAAACAGGAAGCAGGCGTTAATGACAGGTAGGAATGACACAGGCAACGGTTGGACAGAGCACAAGAAACTGGTGCTACATAGGCAGGAAGAAATTGAACATGATGTTAGACAAATGCGCAAGCGTATGGACAAGATTGAAAGGCAGATTGCAATTCACAATGCACAGTCTAGGATGGTTACGTGTGTCGTTGGTGCAATTGCAGGTCTTGTGCCTGTTGTCGTTGCTATTCTTCTTGGAAGGATGTAATGCTATTGGTAGGTTGTTTGTACCTGAACCAACACTAGGTGAAAGAGTTACACACGTGGCAGGTGAAGTTGGCAAGTCAAGTGACGGGTTGGCAATACTTTCATTTGTTGGTGGTATTTCAACGCTCATTGGCATCGGTGCATTAGTAATTTCTTCAGGACGTTATGGAATGCGCGCCGTGGTTATAGGCGTGTGCTTATGCATATTGAATTTTCTGGTGGCACAATTTGCAACATGGATTCTAGTGCCAGTGCTTATTATAACTGGTATGATTAGTTTGGCTTGGGGTTATGTTACCTTCAAGCAGGTATTAAAAGACAACAAGGAGTGATGGCAATGAATGTATTATTGGCAAGTGGTTTAGATTCTTTTCTTGGAACAGTATGGTGGAGTGCAATGATCTTTATTATTGGATGGGGATTGGGAATAGTTATGGCAGACAGGGTGAAAAGCATGTTGGGTAGATAGTGAAGAAGATTAAGGTTGTGGTTGTGAAAAAACGTAAGAAGGCAGAAGCAATAAAGGTTGATCATACCCAAGCATCTGTACCTGAACCAACCAAGGAACTTCTGCTTGAAATGGCAGTGGGCATTCATTTATCGGTAGCAGGTACAGCAGCAGTTGACAGAAACGAAACGGACGATGCGTTTCCTGAATGGGAAGCGTTGCCCGATAACGTCAAAGACTATTGGCTTGAAGGTGCACGATGTGCGTATGCAATCGTGGCAATACATGGTGGGGGAAGTATAAGCAAATTGGAATAGAAGATGCCAACCCGAATCAAGTCATTCTGTGTTAACGGTTGTGCAGGTAAAGGCGTGCACGGTTCAAGACTTTGTTCTGATTGTTATGCCAAGCGACAAACTAAAATTGCAGAAGCAAAAGAACGTGCGGAACAAAAACGGAAACTGCATGAAGGCAGTGCAAGTGAACGTGGATATGATTGGGCTTGGGCTAAGGTTAGCAAGTATGTTCGAGCATCTGAACCATTGTGCAGGATGTGCAGGTATGCAGCATCTGAAATGGTTGACCACATTGTTCCGTTGAAGCAGGGTGGTGAACGTTTGGCACTAGACAACTTGCAACCGCTGTGCAACAAGTGCCATGCCATCAAGACACACAAGGACAAGCAGCGAACACAGAACAAGCGTTGCGATGACAAACCGTGAAGTTTCAAATAATTAGTGGGCTGTTTTTCCCCCTTTTTAGCCCAAAAACAGGGTACCCCCCCATATTAGCCCAAAAAGGCGTGCCCATTATTAGCCCAAAAACAGGGGGTATAGCCGTTTTTAGCCCAATAGGGGGGCTTTTTCATCACAAGAGCCTTTTTTTACTAAAC